TTTCTGTTAACATAATGCTTTGATCCCGCTCAGGGATCAAGTTGCAAGTATTTAGTGGTAAGATTGGTAAATTATGCTGTAATATTAAGATTTAAGCCACACTTCGTCACTTCTCACACGTGAATGATGATTATAACCAAGGTTACGCAGTATTTTCCTAGATTCTTCAACTATCTTGGGCCTCTTGCGTTCCTTCATCTCAATGTTGATCACGGGACTGTTTCTCTTCAGGGTCTCCTGTGCACCTTGGAGCACTGGTATCTCGAACCCATCCACATCTATCTTGATGTAGTCAACATCACTGAGATCGAAACTGTCAAGGGATCGGCATTCTATATCACCTTCCCTGGGTTTGGTGTCCCCCACCACGTAGTTTAGATGTGTGTGATTGGTGCCCTGTTCAGCCTTGTGTGCATGTGTGCTCAATCCATATGGATGCAGTGTGACATTATGTTCCTTGATGTTTCTGTTGAAGCACTCTCTGAAGTTGGGGTTGGGTTCGAAACAGATCACATGGTGGAACTTCTTGGCCAGGGGCCTGGTCCATTCACCCACGTTGGCACCCACGTCGATCGCGGTCCTCCAATTCCTCACATACTTCAGACTTGCATCTCTCTGTGCCTGCTGTCCGTTGCCCGCGTCTTCTAGATATGTTGGTTCTGTGTGCTGACCGTAGAGTACCCAGTAACTATTTTCGTTTGGCATCGCACTCTTTACATGCACAGTCTGGACAATCTCTGCACTCGGTACAAGACTTTCTACAGTGCTGTTCGCATCCACACTTCTCACAAATGTATTTGATCATTATAGTTCCTTGAATTTCTTCAGTATGTCAGTGTTGGGCAGTTTGGCCTGTAATTGCTGTTGCAGTCTGTGTAGGGTCTGCATCTTCATCTTTGAATCCAACTTGGTGTAGTTGGCCACTGCTCGCCTGATGTGCTTGAGGTTGGCATCCTGTATGTTAAGAGATCTCTCGAGATGTGTTAGATTCCGGTAATGATCCTCCCAGGTCCGCAGGTATCTCCTCAGCGCCATCACGGGCACCGGCTGTCTCTGTCTCATGGCCTGTGCTTGATTTTTGTCCTTGAGCTTCTTGGTTATCTCTGGATCACCTGACACTATGGCCAGCATGTTGGATAGATCGTTGTTGATCATCCTCACTTGATCGAAGGTTCCCTTGGCCATGGTCTGATCTGCGTATGACTTAGCGAAATCTATTGTGTCCTTGTGTTGGCTCATTAAGGCCAGTGCGAGGAAACTGAGATATATCCTCTCGGTGACCTCTGGGAAAGTGAATCTCTGCAAGTCACTATGCCGTCTTATTACCTTGCCCTCAGATACATACTTTAAAAATGGTGTTAACATACGGATATTTATAGGCGATATGCAACGAAACTTTATTCTCACAGATGTAATGAAGACCGGATACCATCTAGATCTGGAGCAGTTCATCAATATGAACACGTTGGGTGGCCAGCATTTCGAAATGACCGGTGAGTATTACACTCTACACAACTATGACTTGGACAGTTATGATCGTAAATTTGCTATGATCGATGTGAGAGCTACGAATGACAGACTGAAAGACAACATGGAATTTAATTTAGAACTTAGGAGGCGTTGTGACCTACTACACAGTCAGGGTTTCAAGTTGATAAAAACGGCACCATGGGAATCATTAGACAATTTTAGATCAAGTAATTATTACCCTGAGATAGACATAGAACATATCAAATGGACTGGTGGCACTAGTTGGTTCTGGTTCTACATGTATAATAAGCATAAGGACAAAAAGTTTAACTTTGATCATTCTGATAAAAAATATGATTTCTTATATCTGAACAAGAGGCTTAGATCACACAGGATAGAATTATACACTAAATTATTAGATAAAAATGTTTTGGAAAACAGTATCTATACTTTTAGAAATATGGATCTTCCCAGGAGATTGCCAAAGGAATACGAAATACCCGGCATTGAACCCGAAAAATATCCTCGTTGGGGAATGGATCAAGACATATATGAGAAACCTTACAACGACACCGCCTGTAGCATTGTGTCGGAAACCAATGATAATGACTTTGAGGTCTTCATGACTGAAAAAATATGGAAGCCCATAATAGCACAACAAGTTTTTGTATTGCATGGAAATTACCTTTACCTACAGAAGTTAAGAGAGATGGGATTTAAAACCTTTAACAACTATTTCAATGAAAGTTATGATCTAGCACAAGATCCTAAAGAACGTATTAATAAGATTATTTTATTGTGTGAGGAGTTAAAAAGTAAAAATTGGCAAGACATCTATATGCAGACTAAAGACTTAAGAAAACGCAATTATGACACATTCTTTGATAAAGAAAAATTAGGTGTCCAGATCAACAAGACATTAGAACTATTTTTTGAATTTGCTGATTCCGGTCAAATTTCTTCTTGAGAAGCCCAGCCTATCCACAAGTTTGACAGCATTACCTGAACGGTCAACGGCAACAAAGCCTTCGGGTTCGGTCACCTCCAGTCCGCCATCCGTCTGTTGGAATGAACCTATGGCCTGCGCCTGGTTCATCTTCTTGATTACGAATGCCTTCATGGTCTGCACAGCCTTGTAAAACATCAGCATGGCCTGTAGTGGTTTTTTTGCCCTGTTTAGGAACACAGGCATCTGTTTCATCTTGTCCTGTCTCAACTGCAAGGCCTTCTGTGCTTTCAGACCTGACATCTGCTGTTGCATTCTATCGTTGTAGAACTTCCGGAATCCTAGTAAGAAGTTGTTGACATCTGTTGGTAACTGTCCTTGTTTGACCATCGCGTTGATGTACATCTGGAACATTGGTATGAAGTCTTGGTTCTGTCCCAGCACACTAGATAGATTCCTTGGCACACCATTTAATAATGTTTCCAATTTTTCTATGCCGTTGTAGAATTGTTTGGTCTCGTCGTCCGTGAACTTGGCACTGCCGGAAACGTCCTTGTATGTCGCGTTGTCAAAGAATACATCATTGCTTTTGGCGAACGAACTTACATCTGCTCCTCCTTGTGCGTTCATGTCTGCCAGAGAATCTCCCACATACGTTGTGTGGAATATGATTCCCACCTTTGCCCTATCTATCTGTTTGCCCAGGTCACTCGCTTCAGGCACTGCATATGTTATTGTGTTAGGTGTGAACGTAAGATTTGGTTTGCCATCTACATTCTTTCTTGTGATGTCTTCATCTGTGAACAACAAGTCTCCCTGCACCACACCCTGTATGTTCAGTTTCTTTAGATGCACAAGACACTTCAACAACTTTTGTCCTAGGTCCTCCGTGCCGTGATTGTTTGCTATGTCTTTCTTTGTGTAATTGATCTTTGCGTTCTTGGCGAACACTGACTTTGTACCTACAAAGAACTTGCCGTTGTCTGGATTGGTTCCACACACCACGGCTGGTGCACCGTCCCATTTCACTGACACACTCATTGCTTCACTACTTGAACCTTTGAGAGTTAGCAGTAGTCCCCGGAAGTATTCCAGTACGGCCTTGCCACCTTCGTAACCGTCGGTAATCACAATGTCCTCTATGTGTTCAAGGTGTGTCCTCTTAAACTCTGTTAGGACATCTTCGATCAACATTGTTAATCCTCTTTGTATTCGCCGTCTTTGATTTTGAGAAGGTTCTCTTTGACGTCTCTGTTCTCTTTGATACGTGCAACACCTTTGCTGAACTTGGATGCGTCCATGTTCTTGAGTGCTGAGTTGAATTTCTTTTCCAGTTTGAATGCTGTGTCTTGGTCAAAGTTTTCCCGGATGTAGGTCATCAGCCTTATGGCACTCTCCAGGATGTGAGAAGCCCTACTCTCCACAACCTCTTCCTTGTCTCTTCTGAGAGGCATTGAGCTCAGTTCTTCTAATAAACTTCTAGTATGTTTTTGCATTGTAGGTATTTACTTCTTATTGTAACACAATTCTAGCATAAGTCTACTGGGAGACCGGTTTTTTATACACAAAATACTTACGTTGGTTGGTGTCATCACGTATATCTAACACTTTTAAGTTTAAAATTTCTGCCAGTTCTATTATAAACGGAACATTCCAGGAAAAGAATTCGATCCAATTTGCCTCGGGTTTGTCGTGTTGAACACCTGGATTGACCCTGAAGAACATGGTCCCTCCTTCCGCTAACAGGTTCACACATCTCGATACCTCCGCTATGATTTTGTCCCTGCTACCGAAGTTCACTGACCCCAGACACATAATCACGTCAAACAGTTGATCCGTCTTGTAGTCCAGTGTGCTGACCTGTAGGTCCGCTCGATCGTTGTAGGGATCTATGCCTGTTAGGTTGTCTATCTTGTCCTTGAACTCGTTATAGCCACAGCCTACATCAAGCACCGCCCTGGGCTTGAGACTGTTCACTTCGTCTATCAATGCCACACCCGAGTACTTCCATTTCTTCATGTCGTTCTGCCAGTACTTGGAGAAGTATTTGTGCAGGCAGGCATCGTCTATTGCATCTGTGTATTGCTCCAGGGTATCGCAACCTTCCACTTCCACACCGAATGTTTCCAAGATGTATGGTTGTGTGATCTTTGTTAGATCGTTTTGGCTGTGTGCCAATAATTGGGCAAATATTTTTTTATTCATACCACTATATTATATTATTGTCAACTTAAGGTCTATATCTTTTTCTTGATAGGTGTTGACAGTATATCCCTGGTCTGGTCTGTCATGACCCCTGTGATTACCAACATGGGTCTGGGTTTGTTGCTGGCGTTTGCGGTTGCGTGTGGAATGTTCTGCCAATCAAATTTGTGTATGTCTCCTGCCCTCCATCTGTCGAACTGTTCATTTCCATACATT